ACAATTCAGGGAAGAAATAGGGGTTGCAATCCCATAACTATGTGAAATAGACTGCCGCAAACTAGCAAATAGTTGCTAATTGCCTATGGCATACGATCTTGAAGCCGATGTAGCAAGAAGAAAGGCTAGAAAGAAGGAAATAGCTGATAGGAAGAAAGAAACTGGCAGGCATTTGATGTCTGCTAGAGAGCAAACTCGTCAGTTGCACGCCCTAAAAGCTGAGCTTCTCACTCATACCAAAGCAAAGCACTTTGTTAACAAGCTGTTTGATATAGCGATGGATGATGAGCATGACGGTCAGATGCAGGCCATGAAGATGGTGGCAGATCGTCTGCTTCCTAATGCTGGCTTTTCTATAGATTCTAAGAAGTCCACCGCTGTTCAGATCAACATCTCTGGCCTGCAAGTCTCCTCTATAGAAGAAAAGCCCGTGAAGCAAGAAGATGATGTGGTGAGCTTACAATGACGTACCCCAACGTAAACATTGGGGCACAGTAATGGCTAGCCTCGACCTTGCATTGCTCCCCTGGCAACAGACCGTGATGGAGGATGCCTCCCGCTTTAAGGTAATTGCTGCCGGCAGACGTACCGGGAAGTCCCATTTAGCCGCTATTTCTCTGATTCTCAATGCCCTCAATGAGAAGCCGGGCAAGACATTCTATGTAGCCCCAACTCAGGGGCAGGCACGGGACGTAATGTGGAGCACTATCTTTGATATTGCTGGCGACATTATCGAAAAGTCCCATGTCAACAACCTAGAGATCACCTTAGCTGGCGGCAATACTATTTACTTAAAGGGGGCCGACCGCCCAGATACCCTTCGCGGGGTTTCCTTAAAGCATCTGGTTATGGATGAGCTGGCTTTTATGAAGCCTGATGTCTGGGAGTCTATTCTCAGACCTGCGCTGGCTGATCGTAAGGGTTCAGCCATCTTTATTGGCACGCCAGAGGGTCGTAATCACTTCTATGACTTATTCATTGGTGGCAGGGAGTGGCCTGATTGGGCTTCTTTCCATTTCACCAGCTTTGATAACCCCTTGGTAGACAAGGCTGAGATAGAGCACGCCCGTCAAACACTGCCGTCGTTCTCTTTCCAGCAGGAGTTCATGGCTAGCTTTGATGCCAGAACCTCTGGATTCTTTGACCCCGACAACTTCCATTTCTATGAGGAGGCAAAACAGGAGGGGGACTATTACATCTCTATTGACCTGGCTGGATTTAAGCAGCAGGGGCAAAGGCGTGCCCGTAAAAGGGATAACTCCGCTATTGCCATTACCAAGGTCACGCCAGACGGCCATTGGTATGTAGAGGACATCGACTATGGGCAGTGGTCGCTGGACGAAACGGTTAACCATATCTTTGCAGCCGTTGAGAAATACCGCCCAAGACGGGTAGGGATAGAAAAAGGCATTGCACAGCAGGCAGTCATGTCGCCATTGCAGGACACAATGCGGAGAAAGTCCCGACTCTTTGTTATTGACCTCTTAACTCATGGCAATCAGAAAAAAACGGACAGGATTGCCTGGGCATTGGCTGGTCGATTTGAAAATGGCCTGATCCATTTGAAGAAAGGGCCGTGGAATGACCGGTTTATTGATGAAGCCGCAAACTTCCCCTCTGCTCTTGTACACGATGACCTGCTTGATGCGCTCTCATATTGCGATCAGATCGCGCAGATCGCTTATCTAGATGGCATTGAGCTAGATGATGAGTGGGAACCGCTAGACGACGCCGTGGGATTTTGATGAATGGCTAAATTTGAAGGCAAATACGAGAATCTTGAGCATATTGGCGTTGAACATGGCCTATGTGATTGGATTGAAACACTTACGTTGGAATGGCGGCATCATTACGAAGCCAATTACGACACTAAGCATCAAGAATATTATCGACTTTGGCGTGGACAGTGGGCTGAGCAGGACAAAACCCGCCAATCAGAGCGTAGTCGGATCATTGCCCCGGCTTTGCAGCAGGCTGTTGAGTCGGCAGTAGCAGAAATAGAGACAGCATCCTTCAGTCAGGCGTTCATGTTTGACATTGATGATGCTCAACAGACACCACCCCCACCCCCGCAGGGCCAACAGCCCCAGAATGGACCCCAGATGCCCATGCCGGGGATGGGTGGTGGCCCACAAACCCAGCCAACGTCAGCAGAGTCCCTTGCTGTACGCGACCAATTACATAAAGACATAGACAGAGCTAACTTCAGGGCCGCTATTGGTGAGATCCTGATTAACTCTGCTGTCTTTGGTACTGGTATTGGTGAGCTAGTCATTGAAGATAGCACTGAGTATGTGCCTAGCACCCAGCCATTACAGGGTATGCCCCAAGAGGCTAACCTTGTTGAGTATGGGGTAGAGGAAAAGAGCCGACCTATCATCAAGCTCAACCCTGTTCAGCCTAAAAACTTCCTTATTGACCCTAATGCCACCTGCATAAGCAGTGCTATGGGTGTTTGTATTGAAGAGTTTGTAGGGATACACGCTGTTGAACAGCTACAGGAGTCTGGCATCTACCGCAAAGTAGAGATTGGCACAGACCCCAGCGACCCTGACATTGATGCAGACGGTGAAATTACTGTTCAGCCCTTAAGAAAGGTAAGAGTTAAGCGGTATTACGGCTTAGCGCCTACTGACTTGCTTAGAGATGAGGGCGTTGACTCTGATTTGCTGGAAGATGGCAAGTACACAGAAGCCGTTGTTGTTATTGGCAACGGAGAAATCCTTAAAGCTCAAGCCAATCCCTATATGTGCAAGGACCGGCCTATTTGTGCCTTCCCGTGGGACGTAGTACCCAGCCGATTCTGGGGAAGGGGAGTTTGTGAGAAGGGCTACATGAGCCAAAAGGCTCTGGACGCTGAAATGAGGGCAAGGATTGATGCACTTGCTCTAACTACCCACCCCATGATGGCGGTAGATGCTACGAGAATCCCCAGGGGGGACAAGTTCGAGGTGCGTCCGGGCAAGATGTTGCTGACCAATGGCCCTCCTCAAGAGGCAGTAATGCCGTTTAAGTTTGGTCAGGTAGATCAGATCAGTTTTAACCAAGCCCAGAATCTACAGATGATGGTTCAGCAGGCCACCGGCTCACAGGATGCTGCCGAGATGGCGAAAGGGCCGTCAAGCGACACAACTGCCGCTGGTATCTCAATGAGCATGGGCGCTGTTATGAAGCGCCAGAGAAGGACTCTGGTGAATTTCCAAGAATCCTTCTTCAAGCCCCTGATTAAGAAGACGGCTTGGCGGTATATGCAGTTCGATCCAGAGAAGTATCCATCAAAGGATTATCACTTCACTGTTGTTAGCTCCTTGGGCGTGATTGCTAGGGAGTATGAGGTCCAGCAGTTAGCTCAGATCCTCCAAGTTATACCCCCGCAGTCGCCTGCTCATGGCGCGATGATAAAAGCCATCATTGAACACATGAACGTCACCAGCAAAGAGAAGCTGTTGGCTGTCATTGATGCGGCTAGTCAGCCCAACCCGCAAGCACAGCAAATGCAACAGGCTCAACAGCAGGCGCAGATGGAATTGCAGAAAGCTCAAATCGCTGTGCTGATGGCTCAAGCTGAAGAGGCTAAGGGTAGGGCGGCTAAGTACGCTGTTGAGACAGAGATCATGCCTAAAGAGACTGTCCTTAAGTACTCAGACATGGATAAAGACGGCAAGGTTGATGATGACTTTGAGAAGAAGGTCAGGTTGGCTCAAATGCTGATGGAAGAGGATCGCTGGAATGTCGAAAAAGAAGAGCGACAAACAAGGCTACAGGGCGAAATACAGGATCGCCAAAGAAAGGATCAAGATCAGAATCTACTCAGAAGTGCTCTGGGCCAGAATCAGGATCTCTTATCTCAAGTACAGGTTGAGGATGAAGCCGTACTTGGTTCGCCTGCGCCGCAATCTCAGGGAGCAGTCTAATGTCTGACTTCAGCCTCTTCGACATTGTTACCCTTATCCGACAAGAGATTCGGAAGGAGCAGATTGGCTCTGTCAAAAAGATAACAGGTCCAAAAGGTGACAAGGGTGACAAGGGAGAACCCGGCGGCCCCGGCATACAGGGACCAAAGGGTGATAAGGGAGACAGAGGCGCGGCTGGACCCAAGGGTGATAGCGGTAAGAAGGGTGATAAGGGCGCTAAGGGGGAAGACGGTAAAGATGGTGTAAGTATCACCAGAGTTGAGCAGGACATTGACGGCGCTGTTGTCGTTCATATGTCTGATGGTGAGCATTACATTATTGAGCTTCCTCTAATACAGGGCCAAGCACCTGCTGAAGTTCACTACAAAGTTGGTGGTGGCGGTGGCGGTGGTGATGGATCTGGCGGCGGAGTTGTTGACTTATCTAACTATGTAAAAAGGCCAAACAGCACACTTCAAAACCAATGGCTGGCTTACAGAGAGGGATCAGACGGCTCTAAGACATGGCAGGAGATTACTACTGACCTTATTGCTGTTAACCCCAACCCCTTCCGCAACTCCAAGGGCCAGTTCATTGGCACACCTGATGAGCTTGCCAATCTCAAGAACCAGCGTGACGTTAACGAATTCCTTTACAAAGCAATCGAAAGTATTGAGCAGGGCGATGTAAACCTTGATGGCTACGCCACTGAGGAATGGGTTACTGAGCAGATAGATGCCATCCCCGGTGTAAACCTCGACGGCTACGCTACTGAAGATTGGGCCAGTGAGCAGTTTGTCAGCAAAGACGGCGACGTAATGACCGGCTCACTTGAAACGCCAGCGGTCAAGACATCTGCTATTGAGCAGAGGGATGGTTGGGGCATAGAGGTCACTGGCGGCCTTTATGTTGACAACGGCGATGACCCCGCTCTTTATGTTATGAAGGGTGGGCGAAGCCAGATTGAGTTGTCTGCGGATGGCTCAGTAACGCTCTGGAACGGATACACCGAGTTCAAAGACACAGAGCTTGTCACAAAAGAATACGTTGACGGGCAGATAGACGCCATCCCTGAGACTGACCTGAGCGATTACGTCAGCAAGACCGGCGGCGATGAAATGGAAGGGCCGCTGAATGTAAAGAATCAGCCCGATGGAAGCTCAAGGGATACCAGCCGCATAAACACCTTGGGCGTATTCTCAAACCAGAGCAGTTACTTGGCACTGGGTACTACCGGCACAAAGGTTTATGTAGGCCAAGATGACACTTCATTCATTAACCCCATCAAGGTTCCTGAGATCCAAGAGAGGAATGATGGGGACGGTATAGCGGTCACTGGTCAGGTAACGCTGGGCAGTGAAGGCACAGAGGAAGGCCACGCCGTCACCAAGGGCTATGTCGATGGTCGGGTTGATGAGGTAGCAAGTGCGCTCCCCAATGATGCACCGCAACCCGTAGACATTGGCACTCAGACTCTCAAGATCACCGGCTCAAGGCCAACAGGCGCGGCGGGTGAGGCTGGCAAGATGCTGTGCTGGAAGGCTGAAACAGGTGG